ATATGTCGCTCCAATGCGCCCGTCCTATGCCTATGTACTCTGTCCCTGGCCTCATAGACCACTTCTAGGCCACAAAATCGCCAAACGCTTCGCCCCCCACAAGGCAGGGCGTTTGGCCTCTCAATTAAAGGACTTACTATGGTTGATCCTCTCTCTGCTGCCGCAATCGCTGGTCCGATTATCGGCGGCATGCTTCAAAACAAATCCAACAAGGGCATCTCTGCGAAACAGATGGCCTTTCAAGAGCGTATGTCGAACACCTCCTATCAGCGCTCTATGGCTGACATGAAAAAAGCCGGACTGAACCCAATCCTGGCCTACCAAAAGGGCGGTGCCTCAACTCCCTCCGGTGCTGGGCTACCTGCCCAAAACGTAGGCAAGGATATACCCCAATCAGTCCAGGCAACTACAGCCCGCACTCTTGCGAAAGCGCAAATCGACAACATTCAATCCCAAACCGCTCTTAACGAATCCAACTCCGCTCTTACTCTTGAGCGTATGAACACTGAACGCGCCCAACAATCCAACCTGGGCGCCTCTGCGAACCTCTCTGGGCAGAACACTCTCCTGGCTCGCGCTCGGACTACTACCGAGCTTACCCAAAACAATATTGCCCAGGAACTCTACAAACAGGCCCAAGCCGGCACTCTCATTCGCTGGAATGATCTTACTGTGTCCGCTGCTGCCGCTGCTGGTGCCGCTATTGAGCGCGGCATCGACGAAAACGGCATCGGCGAAATGGCTCGCAATCTCGACCGCATGAAAGGCGGCGCTCAGATGCTCAACGGTCTCATTGACCGTCTACCCTCCCCGTCCCGCGCTCTTCGCGCTCTAAGGAGCGCTACGCGGCCCTCCGACCGTATCTCCCGCTCCAATACTGGCGGTCCCACCTTCAACGTCCGTACCGGACAAGTTTTAGATTAAAGGAAATGTACCATGCCCAAATTCAAAACTGCCTTCCAAAAATCCGAACGTCATACCTTCGAGACTTCCGGCCCCTCGCTTACCCGCCAGTCAGAAATGGCTCAATGCGACATCAACACGATTATGGCCCGCTTCGAGCGGACTGGCGTTCTCGACCATGCCTCCAAATACGAGGGCCGCTATGGTGACTTCACGGATACCCCTGACTACCTCGACGCTATGAATATTGTCGTCGAAGCCGAACAAATGTTCGGTGACCTTCCTGCCAAAACCCGTAAGCGGTTTGGCAATGATCCCGCCGAATTTCTGCAATTCGTCGGTGATCCCAAAAACCTCGACCAGATGGTCGAAATGGGCCTCGCCAAGGCCCCTCTAACCGAGCCGGTTATCGAACCTACCCCGGCTCCCAAACCCTCCCCTGAGGCCCCTCAAAAGGCCTCTAAATCCGACCCGGATTGACAAACAGCACAGTTCTCTACTTGATGTAACTGTGCTAACTGACACCAAACAGGAGAAATCCAATGAAAAAACGAATGAAGATGAGTAAGAAGAAATCCCGCAAGAACTTCCGCCGTGGTTCCGGCGTAAAGTCTAAAAACTTTGCGGGTGGTCCTATGCGCGGCGGCATCCGGTTGTAATGACCGTGCCGTGCTACAGGCCCCTCGAAGGGTGGCGTCACCGCGATACAAACGGGTTTACCATGCAACCCGGTCTTGCCCAGCGTGACGCCCCCCTGACAGTCCCTTGCGGTCAATGCATTGGCTGCCGCCTTGAGCGGTCCCGCCAATGGGCTATCCGCAACATGCATGAGAACCAAATGCACGAACAATCCTGTTTTGTCACACTTACCTATAACGACGACCACCTGCCCTACGGTGGCTCTCTCGTCCTCCCTCACTTCCAAAAATTTATGAAGCGACTACGCAAGTCCCAGGGACCCGTCCGCTTCTTTCACTGTGGCGAATATGGGGACACCACTTTTCGCCCCCACTATCACGCCCTAATCTATGGCTGGAGACCAAATGACCCTTCACTGTTTTCAAAGTCTGGCGAATATCCCCTCTACGAGTCTGGTGTTCTCACCTCTCTATGGGGTCTTGGCCATGCCACCTTCGGCGACGTCACCTTTGACACGGCCGCATATACCTCGCGATACGTCACTAAAAAAATCAACGGAGACCTTGCCCAAGATTACTACCGCCGGGTTCACTCAGACACCGGAGAAATAATCGACCTCAAACCTCCCTATGCGACCATGTCCCGCAACCCGGGCATTGGCATGCCTTGGCTCCGTAAATACGGTACCGAGGCTTACAAACACGACAGTGTCATCATGCGTGGCCGCGAAATGAAGCCCCCAAAGGCTTATGACCGCGCCTTCGAGCATACTGACCCGGACACCTGGGAAACTGTCAAATCATCTCGTGAGGCGTTCAATGCCGAACTCCCCCGACGATCTGATCGCCAACTCCGGGCTGGCGAAATCATCCAAAACGCTCGGCTTCAACAAAGGAACCAAATCAAATGAATATTACGATCAACGCTTACACGATCCGCGACAACGTCGCGAAATTCTATATCCAACCATTTTTTGCCCCCAACGATGGGGTCGCCACTCGTATGTGGATCCAATCTCTCGGCGATAGCTGGCCGCATCGCGACGGCTTCGCTCTCTACTCCCTCGGATCTTTCGACACCGACACGGGCCACTTTGAGCCTACCGATCCTACCCTCGTTCTATCTGGAAACGCGATTTCCGAAAAATACGCCCCTCATAACCAAGGAGAAACTGTCCAATGAAATCCGTTATGTCTCACAACTTCAGCCAGGTCCCCAAGGCTGACATTCCCCGCTCTTCCTTCGACCGCTCTTGCGGTCACAAGACCACCTTTGACGCCGCGGATATTATACCCATCTTTATTGATGAGGTCTTACCCGGTGACACCTTCAAAGGCCGCCTTACGGCCTTCGGTCGCCTCGCAACCCCTCTGCATCCGTTCATGGATAATCTTCACCTCGACACCCACTTTTTCTTCGTTCCTAATCGCCTGATTTGGGACAACTGGGAAAAATTTAACGGTGCCCAGGACAATCCGTCCGATTCCACTGACTTCCTGGTGCCTCAGATGGTCGCTCCCACTGGTGGCTACGCCAACGGCACCCTTTCCGACCACTTCGGTATTCCTACAGGCATTGAAGCCCTCCCACACAATGCCCTTCATCATCGTGCCTACAACCTGATCTGGAACGAATGGTTTCGTGATCAGAACCTCCAGGACAGCGTCGTTGTCGATACTGACGATGGTCCTGACGATCCTGCTGACTATGTGATTCTCAAGCGTGGCAAGCGCCACGACTACTTCACCTCTGCTCTCCCCTGGCCCCAAAAGGGTCCAGCGGTCGATCTCCCCCTGGGTTCCTCCGCTCCCGTCTTTGGCATCGGTGTGCAGTCCAGTACTTCCGCCACCGGGCAAATTATGAATGAGACGGGCGGAACGACCGTTACCTACGCCAATTCCTGGCGTGCTGATCAGACTAACGACGTCCAAATCGAAGAGGACCCGGATAACCCGGGTTATCCCCTCGTCGTCGCTGATCTCTCTGCTGCTACTGCCGCTACCATTAACCAACTCCGCCAGGCCTTTCAGGTCCAGAAACTCTATGAACGCGACGCCAGGGGCGGTACGCGTTATATCGAAATCCTGAAATCCCACTTCGGCGTTACAAGCCCTGACGCCCGCTTACAGCGCCCCGAGTACCTCGGCGGTGGCTCTACCCCTCTAAACGTCTCTCCTGTACCTCAAACGTCCTCTACGGACGCTACAACCCCCCAGGGCAACCTTGCTGCCTATGGCACCTTTGGCCTCAACAACAACGGCTTCAACAAATCTTTCGTTGAACACGGTGTTCTTATCGGTGTGATCTCTATGCGCGCCGATCTTACCTATCAACAAGGTCTTAACCGCATGTTCTCCCGGCAAACCCGCTGGGACTTCTACTGGCCTGCTCTCGCCCATATCGGCGAACAGGCCGTCCTCAACCAAGAAATCTATGCCCAGAACCCCTCTGTCGTTAACGGTGAGGGTGGCCCGGTCAACCTGGATGCTTTTGGCTACCAGGAACGCTTTGCTGAATACCGCTACAAGCCCTCTCTCGTAACCGGGCAATTCCGCTCTAACTTTGCCCAATCTCTCGACACCTGGCACTTGTCCCAGGACTTTGCCTCTCTCCCCTCTCTTAACTCTACCTTTATTGAGGAAAACCCCCCTGTTGATCGCATCATTGCGACCCCTACCTACCCCCACATTATCATGGACTCTTACATGTCGCTCCAATGCGCCCGTCCTATGCCTATGTACTCTGTCCCTGGCCTCATAGACCACTTCTAGGCCACAAAATCGCCAAACGCTTCGCCCCCCAC